TTATGAAATCTATTGTTTATGGTGAGATGAATAGAGGTATTGATTGTTGTAGACAGGTTCAAGAATATTATTTCCAAAAATATAACTCATATGCTCAAAAACAATTATCTGATAAGAATCAAAATATTAAATGTGCATGGAATAAAAATTTAGGTCTTTCAATTATTGATTATGTAGATGTATATATTGGTGGTGTTCGTATTGATAGACATCATAGTATCTGGATGTATATATGGTATCAATTGACATACAAACAAACACAAATAGATATTTATAATAAAATGATAGGTAATGTTGATGTATTGACTAATTTTGACAATCAAGAAAAACCAGTATATGATTTATTTATTCCATTGACATTTTGGTTCAATAAATACAATGGTTTAAGTTTTCCTTTAATAGCAAATCAATACAATGATATCAGATTTTTAGTCAAATTAAGAAGATTTGAAGAAGTCTTTCATATTGAAAGATTGTATTCGGCTGAATTGAATGGTAGTAGTGTTATTCTAACGGCTGACATGATAGATTATTTGCAAAATAGAGCAGAAAATACAACACAATATCAATTGACAAATATTAAGTTTGCAAATAACATAACATTGACGGACATATTTGAGGAAAAGGGGAAACAATTAGATGGACATATATTAATGGATTATGTATTTTTAGAGAGTAATGAGAGAAAGAAGTTTGCACAATCAGGACATGAATATTTAATAGAGAGAATTCAGATGAATGATTTTACAAATATTGAACAAACATCATATGATATCCAACTTGATTTTGTGAATCCAAGTAAGGAAATAGTTTGGGTTATGACAAAAGACATTTTCAAAACAAATGAAACTGGATGGAATGTATGTTCATTCAATAATTTCAGTAATAATGGTAAGAATCCAATACTCAATACAAAAATAACATTCAATAATAGGACAAGAGTTGATAAGGCAGATTCAGGGTGGTATGATATTTACCAACCCTATACATATCATAGGGTATCACCAAAAACAGGGATAAATATGTATTCATTTTCATTAGATCCATTACAATCACAACCAACTGGGGCATGTAATTTTACGAGATTGCCAAATGTGAGAATGTTTATGACAATCGATGAGTCAGAATACACATATATTGATAATGATGTATATCCATATGATACGAATATTAACTTTACAATTAATTTTGATGACACAAATGAACTGATACAAATAATAAACATTGATTATGCAAAAAAGATTGTTAAAATGGCCGAACATGGATTAGATAATATTAATGTCCCGTTAACACAATTCTTACCATTACTTGATAGAGCAAACACAACAGTAGAGATATATGATTTATTATCAACAGGACAGATTTCAAGTATGGAATTAGACACTTACAGAAAATTAATATTCAATACCAAATCATCATTCAATGTATTCAATCTGTCTATTAATATTTTACGTTTGATCGGTGGTTATGGAACACTTGCTTATTCCGGTAATACTTAATTATTGTGAGTTGTCTGTTTTTTCGGTTTATTTGGTGTCAATTAAACTAATTAAATAGGGTAAAAAGGATATAAATAGTTGATATATAGTATTAATTATTAATTATGGAGACATTAGAAGAAAAACTAGTGAGACTTGAAAAAATAAGTTCGAATTATAGGAGCACGAGCACAGAAGTAAAAAAAGATTATATTTATATAATACTTCCGAATAGTGCAAATATAAACAGAAAGTACAATGAAAAAATCGTGAAAATAGGAAGAACAAGAAATGTACTTGCAAGGTTTTTATCTTATGAAAAACATAGTATATTGATATATCTTTGTTGTGTCAATAATAGTGTTTACATTGAAGATGAAATAATGGCTATGATGAAAAATAATTACAAACACGAGAAGAAATATGGAAATGAATATTTTAGTGGAGATATTGTAGAAATTACTTATTGTATTAATAAACTAATTGAAAATGAAAAACAGAAAATGGAAACTGATGTAAAATCAATTTGCACAATTAAGAGGAAATACAAAGGTCATCTTACCTTTAGTTTTGTCGATTATGTAAACATAAACAATAATGAAAATTATAATTATGAAAGATACAATAGCAAATCAAATGTTTTTGATTTTAATGATAATAAAGATGATGAAGACGATATTAAAGATGATGAAAAATATACTGATAAAGAATTGAAAACTACTGAAAATAATTCAAATACAGTTTTGATCAATAACAGCAACAATAAGAACTGTAATCAATCGACTGTCAAAATTGTAGCATATGGAAAAGAAGATATCTCTAAAATCCCAACAGAAGAAATTGCAGAAATATTCAAATATGGATACAAATCAGCCATAAAATTAGTAGAATTAATACATTTCAACCCAAAATATCCTGAATATCAGAACATATATATTTCAAATATACAAAGTAGTTATGCTAATATGTATGATGGTGATAAATGGATAATTCTCTATAAAAATACACTCATTAATAAAATATATGATGATGCAAAATTTTATATTGAAAATAACATGTATGATTTTACGAAAACAATGGCATCATCAAAACAAAATGTGCTTGATAGATGGCTAAAGCAAGATGAAGAAGATGAAAATGATCATAAAATAAAAAATATTAAAAATCAAATAAAATTATTGCTTTATGAAAAAAGAAATATGTTTAAAAAATAATAATAAATATATATTTGTATCAAAAAATTATTAATATTTATATTTAATTCGAATATGAATATACATCTTATTAACAGAAATAAGTTGATATGTGACTAAATATGGAATGCTTAAATAATTAGTCATACTAATTTAATCTTTGATTTCCCTGATTGTAGACAAATAAAAGAATACATAATACTTAATTAATAATTATTTTTGAGAAAAATAGTGTTCCCCAAAAATGGAAAATTCCCATATTCAATATTCATAGGAGGTTTTATAAACTTATATATTGTCTCTCTCTTTGAAGATTTATACTAATTGTTACTATGTTACTATGTTATAATTTACTGATAGAATATAAATAATAATTAATATACATATATACTTTTAATATAAAAATACGTAGTAACATAGTAACAATTATGACACTCAAAATTCTATATAAAACAGTTTAAAAAATAGAATTTATCAGTATTAATTATACTGAATTGTTATGGCCGAAATTATTTGTGACAGATGTGGAAAGAAATTCGCAAGAAAGGAGAATTTGACATACCACATTGAACATGATGCATGCAAACCAGCTGATTTTATATGCAAATATTGTAAAAAAAGATTTACTAAACGAAACTCAATGCACAGACATACCAAACATAGTTGCAAAATGAATCCAGAAAGAAATAATGATATTGATGATAATAAAAATGGATTATTTGATAAAATTACTAAATTAGAAAAAGAAAATAAGTCAATTAGAGAAAAATTAGAAAAAGATAATAATATTAGGGAAAAACTAGAAAAGTCTAATGAAGAATTACAGAAAAAATTAGAAATAATAATGGAACAGCTAATGAAGTCAAAAAATCAAGAAATAATTGACACTGAAGAAAAAAACATAAATAATGGAACAATATATAATGGTCCAGTTAACAATACAGTGATTAACATGAATAATGTGACACTAGTGGCATATGGAAAAGAAGATATGTCAAAAATAAATAAAGATGAACTTGTAAAGATTTTGAAAAATGGGTTCAATTCATCAATCAGATTGACAGAGGCATTACATTTCAATCCAAGTCTACCTGAATACCATAATATTTATATCTCAAATATGAAAGATAAATATGCAATGATATACGATGGAACAAATTGGAATCTCACAATGAAAGAAACTCTTATAGATAGAATCTATGATGATAAGAAAAATTATATTGAACAGAATCTTGAACAGTTTGTGGAATCATTAAGGCCATCACAAATGAACGCCCTCAAAAGATGGATCGATACAGATGATGACACACCAAAAATCAAATCTATTAAAGAAGAAATAAAACTACTACTTTATAATAAGAAAGATATGCCACTTAAATCACAAGTTCAAGTAATCCAAAATAAAACTAAAAAAACTAAAAAAGAAAAAGTACTAAAAATTAATTAATGATATTTATATCTAATTCAAATATAAATATTGAAATTCAAGTAAATGTAATCTCATATCTTCAGCAATCCTCACATTGGAGATTGTCATTCACTTTTTCCATTATTTCAGGAATAGTCTTCTTAATTAATCTCACACAATCATCAACAAATGCAATTATATTATTAATTTTTGAATCATAATCATTATTTCTTGATTAATTGGAAAATCAATGATATTGATAAAATATGAATATTAATTGGAAAAAATATTAATATAAATACTAGTCTCTATTTAATACACAATAACTAATATATCATAATGGGTGGTGGACTTATCCAATTAGTAGCTACTGGAATTCCAGATTTATATTTGACTGGTGACCCTCAAATTAATATGTTTAAAATCATTTACCGTCGATTCTCTGAATTCTCCATGGAAGATATCCATATCAAAATTATTGACAATCCTCAGTTCGGTGATACTCGTTATATTAATGTCCCTCGTAATGCTGATAAACTCAATCGTGTATCCTTTATTGTCGATTTACCCTCTCCAGTTGTCTCTATGCAACAACCTACAATAAATAATATTAATGACATTCTTACATCTAATGGATTTAATGATATCTCTGTCCAACTTGATTCTTCTAAAAATTCTAACACAATTGTTAAATATGAAGATCTCTTCAATAACAATCCCACTAGTCTAGCCAGTCAAATGATTAATAAAGCTAATCAATTAGACACAGTATATGATTCTAGACTAGATGTAATGGCATATATTAATGATAATTTCAAATTAGACTCCAATAAATATTCTGGCAAATATATTGCTATCAAATCTAATGGCATTAAATTTTCAGATTTAGGTATTGGTGTTGATAAGGATGGTTATCTTCTTCTGACTCCCGAAAAATCTAAAGAAATATTTACATCTTCAAACAAAATTATTGATCTAGATGAAAAATCATTTGTTTATATTGACCCTGCAACTAACACCGCTAATAGAAAAATTACATCATTTGATAATAATCTACAAAATAGACAAACCTTTATTACAAAACCTGATTTATTAAATGATCTATCAAATATTCCCTCTAATTATCCAACAATTGAACAATTGGCAAAAATATATCCTAATATATTGAACAATTATACAAAGATAACAAATATTACAGAACTTAATAATTTCTATTCAAGTGTCTCCTCAAAAAATTACTACCATATTGTTATCAGTATTAATTATCTCAAAAATAAAAAATCCTCCAAAATAAAATCATTGACTGATTCTATCGGTTATCAAATCAATATTGAACAGAAAGATGACTCAAAGACAAATAATCTCTATTTAAATGAACACCAAAAAAGAGATCTCTATTATGATAATTTTGACTTTAAGGAAATGTTGAATGATATGACAACTCAGGGATATGAAACAGGTGTTTATGTATTTAATATTGATGACACTCTGAATCAAGACAATTATTATTTACAACTGAAAAATGAATTCAAAAATATGAGATTGTCAATTCCAATTAGTATGATCAAAAAAGATATGATCACCATTGATGATTGGAGATTTAGAAGATATACAATTAACCAGAATGCAAATTATGATTCTAATTGGGAATTCAATACAAAATATACAACAACAAATGACACAACACAAATGGATATGAATGATAATAGTGGATATTGGTTATTGAATATTGAAGATATCATATATAGTTTGAATGATCAAGCAGTTATTAATTTAAATGTCAGTTCAGGGATTTCAATAATACCAAAATTCAATCAAAATCAAAATAATCAGAATCAAATAACAGAATTGACAGAAATTAAATTTAATCCATTATATTTGTCAACAAATATGGATAAACCTGGTTATGCATCATATCAAATTATTGATAAATGGGATACTCAATTGACACAAAAAACATTATATTATACAGATGATACCAAAAACACTATTGTTGAAAGATATGATAATGTTGAGAATGTTAATGATTCATTAAGTGTTTATGCTAAAGTATATGGTGATGTATATTTATTGCCAAATATTAGAAATACATTATCATCAACAGTTAATACAATAAATACTAATGAGTTCAGTAATATGAGTAATTTGTATTTATTGTTAATGAGTATTTATGATGATATTATGAATAAAGAGAATCAATCTAGGAATTATTTAGTTGATAATATTGATTTGTCAAATGCAGTTGATATTAGAAAGAAAATGTATAATGATTTAATTAGAGACATAATTTACATTGATCAAAAGAAATTAAGTGATGTGTTTGTGAAGAATTATGCAAAATATTACAGAGAGATTAAGATAGATGAGAAGACACAAACATTAATTACAGATCAATATATTAATAATACAAATAGTGATTACATATTTGATCCATTACAAATAAATAATGCAATGGTTACAAATAGAGATATTGTATACAAATATACCAAGTTTTTGATGTGGATATATTATTTCGAGAAGATATATCCAGTATATAATACAAGTCCAAATAGTTCAAAATTCAGTTCATTATTAGAGAGGATGACAAGTATATTATTAGGATTGCCATTAGATCCAGTAAATCCTCCAATAAGTCCAACAAATCCAGGGGCTACAGCTACAATAGATAATACGACGAAGGATGTCAGATTTACAAGACCAGAATTTACAGACATAACACAGTGTATGATATATGATGATGACAGTTTGATTGAGAATTATGATGCAGAACATAGAACAGATATTGAGAATAATTTGGTTCCACTTGGAAATATGGAATATATTGTGGCAGGTGTAAGATATGAAGATAAGAATAAATCATATGATACAGATTACAAGAATATTTATGGAACATGTGTAAATAGAGAAATAGAGTTTTATCATGTAATAGACAGTATATCACATGAAAATGCATTATTAGAGACAGAATCAAAAGAGACAATATATCAATATTTCATTAAACAGATAGAGGAATCATATGATGATAAGAGAAATTACATAAATACAATATCATATGTGACAACAGAGAGTTATTTGAACTTTTATTATAAAACGACATTGATAACGGATACGAATATTAGTTTGGATCAAATAAGTAATGATATTATGTCATTGATATCAAGGACAATGAACTACACATTAATTAATTATGCGAATACAGTATTTGGATTCTTGAAGAATGCAGTATATGACAATACAAATATGGATCCTAAATATGATGTGACAACAACAGATGGAATAACAACAACAATAACAATGGTAGATGATAATGCATATTATATACAGAATTATTTGACAACATTACAATTGACAGGAATAATACCATTAACATTATTGCAATATGGAAGTCCATTGAAGAACAGAATAACATATTTTACAGGGACGGATAAGACAAAGAGACCGATTATGAGTTATGTATTTACATATGATATTGATTTGAGAGATGAGAAAACATATTTAAGTGAGAAAACACTCACAACAGATACAGATCAATTTATTAATTTAGAAAATGCAGTATCAAATAATACATCTTATAAGGATGCATATATCACTCATTTAGAGAATGAGATACAAAGAACTAAATCGACAATGGATCAAGTAGTGAGGAATAGTGCAATGACAAATAATGGAATGAGTTATGTATTTTGGTATGAATTCAATACAATAATGCAAAAGGTTGTGTCAAATTTAAAGACGGATGGTGTAATACAGTTATTACCATCAGGAGCAGAACAAATCTATCCAGAAAATGTAGCAATATTAAATCATTTACCGATGATGATTAGTTATTATTATGGAGAATTTATGCAATACATTATTAATACTCAATTGAAGGCTGATTTAATTAATGATCCGAATACTGTATTAGAGGATATTGATTATGAAAAAGAATTATTTTCAAATGCAATTGCACAAACATATATTGATTACAGATATGAACCGACAACAGTGACAGGATCGGCAGTGAAATATTTAGGAACTGATGTAAGATATGATCCAAGTTGTCCATTTCATTCAAAGATAAGTTTATTACCGAATCTGACAACATTAATACAACAATCAGATATATTTACAAGAACAAATAATCCAGATCAGTTAATAGTAAATAATATATGTCCATTGTGTTACAGAACTGTAGAGTTTTTGAAACTATTTGATATTGTGAATCGTAAATGTTTCATGAATAATGGAACAGAGATATTAGATTTGGATTATATATATGAACAAATACAAAAGGCAACATTATCAACAACAGAGTCAGATAATAAGGTGAATCAGAATGAATTAAGTCATACAATGTTTATGTATAGACCAGAGAACATAACATATGATGATATGACATCACAATATTTCCATACAGTGATGGAGTTTGCAGTAAATAGAATAGGATTAATAATGTTTAGATACAATAATTTTGTGAAAAAGATAAATTTATTATCAACAACAGATTACAATACATATATATCAAACATAACACCATTACCAGCACAAATTAATCCACCACCTATTAATGATACTAGAAATGAATTAGATAGATTCAATGAATATGTAACTTATTTAACCGATATGAGGACAAACAATAAACTTAATTTATTTATTAATCAGATGGAAAGACTGATTGCAAGACTTACACATACTGATCAAGGTGGACAAGATAAATTTACCAAAATAAAGGGGATATATGATTCATCAACAGATATATCAGGAACGATAGCAGATAGACCGAATTATGTTCAAGGGGTAAGTTATGTAGGTAATTTGAGTACAATAGAGAGTTCGATTGGAGTATTTGAACCAATACAGAATCAGATATATGAGAATAATACATATTATGTGCAAAGATATCAGATGTTCAGATCGAATATAATTTTATGGACATTGATACAGACAAGAATAATCAAGTCATACAATGTATTTTGTAATAATGTATTGGATCCAAGGTCAATACCAATTGGAGGAGATTTGAATAGGGAGATATTCAAGATGTTTATGAATGGAGTAGAGAACAGATTTATTAATAATAATGGGACAGTTGATTATTACAGAGTCAAGGATGATTATAAACGTGAGATCAATAATAATGATATTAATGATGTGGTATATTCACAGTATGTCAAGATGATTACATATTGTAGAGATTTAGTAATATATTACAATTTGTTATTGTCAAGATACAAGAAAATGAAATATATATTTGATTTCAAAAACACAGTATTAAATAAGAACACTTATTATTATGATTTTTCACAAAACATTGTCAAAAAATATATGGAAGATATTTACAATACTATTAGAAATCTAGTAATAGTAGATGTGAATCAACAAGAAAATGTGAATATTAATAAGAGTTTTTATTATATGGATACATCCAAATGGTATTTAATTAACAAGAATACATTTAGGAATGATCCTAAAAATGAGAATAATCCAGAATACATAAATGATTATCAGGCATTTAATAAAAATAATAATTATCATTTGAGTCAAGTTTATACGATTAATAATTTTACTAATATGATGAGAATATTGGGATTACATGATGAGGGAATATATATTAGTGAATTAGTTGATGGATTAGTAATAGGGAATGTAGTGATAGATGGCGATGAATATTATTATAATAATTTTTCATTTGAGCCGAATTATGTATATAATAACAAGTTCAATAAATATTACAAAATAGACACAAATGAATTATTGAGTAATATTGAGAAATATTTGTATGTGACAGGACTTACATATAGTTCAACAAGTGGATATCAATATAAACCGAAAATTTATGAGATTGAGAATGGTGGATTATTTAATAGAATATGGTATGAGAAACCGACAATATCGAATATGTTGTATGACCAATATTATACAGCAGTGATATTGAAATCGGATATTTCATTAGCTGAGAATGTGACAGACTATTTTGATGTGAATACAATTCTTAAGAGATACAATACACAATGTAAAGTAACATCACCATTGAAATATTTACAAGACAAGATAATAAATTCAATAATATCGGAATTTTCACACACGACAAAGATGGAATTATGGGAGAGGAATATTGATGAATTGACAAAACTGATATATCCATCTGACACAGATATTGAATTGAGGAAGACATTAATGAAGTTAATAATTTCGAATGTGTATTATTCATATGACAAGTTAGTTGGGTCTTACAAGATGACAGACACAACTACAACAATTAATGCGATTAGTTATGATTTAATAAATCAAAATGGATCAATCCAAAAATTAATTGATAAATATGAGTATTTATTAGATACAATTATTCAGACAGTATCACAAGCATTTAATATTACATCAATAACGACAAGAACATCGAGTATGATTTCATTATTAACAATTGAACACACAAAGAACATTAATAATGCTATAAATTTAATTAATGAATTTAATGCAAGATTAAACTGGATGCTAAGTCAGATGGATGAATTAATATTAAGAATAACAAATGATATGAATGGTGATCCAACTCAGAGTATGTATATTAATTTATTCCAAGAGATAAAGTATTATATTACGAGTATGACAAGTGAACTTATATGGATTAATTTGACAGATGACATTAATTACACCAGAAATAATGTAACATTAATAAATAATAAGACAGATTTAGAGATGTATATGAAGAAGAATTTGAGGACATTGACAGAGAATATTAACAATATTAGAGTGAGTATTAATACTACAATCAATGCCACATCAATAGATACAAATCTAAGATTTTTGGAGACAACAGTAGATAGGAGAGTATTTACACCAGAAATAATTTATTTAACAAGTGAGACAGGAATGTATAATGATTTTGTGGATTATAGATCGGTAATCATGTTATTGATATCAAATATTACAGGATATTTATCACCCATAGAGAATAAGAAGAGAAACATATTGGACAATAACATAATAAATGATACATATATCATATTAATGGAACAAATAGATCAATCAATAATGAATATATTAACACCATTAAGTAAATTGGTTGATTTACCTAAATATATCGATGAGACAAAACAGAAAGTAGGTAAATATTATAGATATGATTTGTCAAAGATAATATTAAATAGGAATATTGATCTTAATATGAATGATACATATATTGAGAGGAAAGACAGGATTCTCAAAACAAGGATAAAGAATGAGACAGATGAGAACAAGAGGAAATTATTAATACATGAACAATCAACAAAGAATACAAGAGCAATATTAGACAATAAATTAAGATCAAGATTGAAACTCAAACAGAATGAGAAGATAGGGAATAGGGGATTATATGAAAGAGATAATAATATTGAGATACTACCAATATATGTTAGATCGGAGATATATAATAAGATAATTAGATTATTGACAGTAACAAAACCAAATCATGCATGGGTTAGATATTTAGGATACAGAATGATTGAGGAAGCACAATTAATAATAGATGGAGAAGTAATAGATAGTTTAGATAGTGATTTGTTATTATTATTAGACAAGTTAATGTTAAATAAGGAACAAGAGAGAGGGAGGAATATTATGATAGGACATATAGATGAGATGAATCAGATAAATAACAATCCAAAACCAGGGATGAGGTTATATATAAACTTACCATTCTTTTTTGGGAGGGATCAAGGGAATAGTTTGACATTAGTGAATATGATGTATTCAGATGTGAAGATCAAACTTAAATTGAGATCATTAAATGAGTTATTGTATATTGAGGATGGAGGGAAGATAGATAAATCAGTAAAGATCAGAACACATATATTAGGAAATTACATATATTTAGGTGAGGATGAGAGAAGATTATCATCAACAATAAAGACGGAGAATTTAATGGATAGATATACATATGGAGGGACACAGATAAGGAGTTATAAGGATTTTAAGGAGAGTATGGTAGTAGATGAAGGAAATGCTACGAATATATTAAAGTTCAAATACTATTTCAAAGATCCATGTAGATATATGATATGGAAGATGTATATTGATAGGAAAAATCCTGATAAGAGGGATATGATATATTGGGATTTAGGAGGATACAGAATTCCAAATAGTGATGGATCAATTAACACGATATCAAAAGAGGTGGAAATAGTAAAAAGGGTATTAATAACATTTGATGGAAGGAAGAGAGAACAATGGAAGGGAGCAGAATATTATAGATATTATCAGGAATACAATAAGAAAATGAATGGACTAGATTTAGGAGAGTCATTTTATTCATTTGCATTAAGACCGAGGGAACTACAACCGACAGGAGCGACAAATATGACATATATACCGAATGAGGAGATACATTTAGAGATAGATGAGTCATTCAAAACGAAAATGAACAGTGAAGGATTGAAGATAAGAATGATGATGTGGGATTGTTCACATAACTTATTTGTCACAATGAGTGGATTATCTGCATTAAGATTCTATTAATTAAAGAGAGATATGATGATAATTGACATCCAATAGTATGAATTTATAGTGATTGAATATATAATATTCAATGACTACAATGACTGAGACTAAGACTAAGACTATGATTAATAATGACAATAGATACACAACGATTAGTATTGGCAATTGTGAAGATATTGATTATAAGATATACATATATGACAGACATATCAATTCAATAATATCATCATTTCATGGAATACAGATATATCCAAATAATAAGAACAGAAATATTGTCAGAATGGTTATTGAAATACCAAGTAATACAATACATAAAATGGAGATCAATAAATCAATCAAATTAAATCCAATTACATATGATAAAAAGAATGGGAAGATTCGTATAGTCAATTATAAAGGTGGATATCCTGCAAATTATGGAGCAATACCACAAACATGGGAAAATTCAGTAGAAGAAGACAATGTGATTGGATTAAAAGGAGATAATGATCCATTAGATTGTTTTGATATATCAGATATTGAAGTAACACCAGGAGAAATAATCAATATTAAAGTATTAGGAGCAATTGCAATGATAGATGATGGAAGGACAGATTGGAAGATTATTGGTATAAATTGTAAGGATCAAATGTCAATATTTTATGATGATATTTCTGAGATACCAAATATAATGTTAGATGGAATAATAGATTTTTTGAGAAATTACAAGAAAGATACAACAGGTAAAGAGAATACATTTCATAAAGATATTATATGGTCAGGAGAACAATCAATAAAACTTATAGAGAGACAACATAATGAATGGTGTAAGTTATTGAACATGAATGACAAACAGAAAAATGACGAAATTAGATCAATAAGACTTGATATAAGTCTGAACATTAATGAAATAATGGAATAAACAAAATAAGATATTAATAATTAATATATATTAATGGACAGGATTACTGAATTGATTAACAATATTAAACAAATTAAAAAGACAATTAATCAAATCAAGAAAGAAGAGGTGAATATTATGAAAGATGAGACTAATAATGAGAATAAAGAAGATGACCAAAAAATGAAAGATGAAGATTATGATGAGACAATTGACATAATAACATATCAGATGGAGAAATTAAGTTTGAAAGAAAAGACATGTAATATATGTAAAGATTATAGTCCAGATTTGATATATAATATATGTGATAATAATTGTAAATATTATTGTCATAAGAGATGTTTGAAGAATTGGATATTGTATAGAGGTAAGAGTGCAAGATGTGTATTATGTATGAATGATTTTACAACGAATAAAATAAATAAATTATTCAACAAGAACAGCCTGTAATAGATTTGACATATCCAGATTGATTATCATTATTGGTATTATTAGAGGATGATGTAGATTCTAAGGATTTTTGGTCAAGTTTTATTTTATTATCGGGATTATTATTGATTTCACCAGAGTCAATTCTTTTGGAGATCATATCAAGTAAGGTTGTGAATACTGTATCAATATTTGTTCCATTTTTAGTGCTTGTTTCAATATATGGCATATTGTAATAAGAACCTATTTTTTTACCTTCATCAAATGTGATTACTCTATTTTTTTCAAGATCTAATTTATTGCCAACTAATATTGATGAGACATTAGGATCGCCAGTAAATTTATCGAGATCATTTATCCATTTTTTGACAGATTCAAATGACTCTCTATTAGTAATATCAAAAACTACTAATCCTCCAAGTGAACCACGATAAAATGATTGAGTTATAGATCTAAATGCTTCTTGTCCAGCAGTATCCCATATTTGGAGTTTATATAGTTTATCATGATATTTAATAATTTTGGAACCAAATTCGACACCAATAGTGATATCATGGGAAGGATGAAATTTCTTTTCGGTAAATTGTGCTAATAGGTTTGACTTTCCGACAAATGAGTCACCTATTATAATAATTTTGATTGAATAATCATGAACAGTTTTATTTTTAGTTTCATTTTTAGCTTCAATATTATTTGGTATATTATTTGACATATTATTTGGTGTATTAGTATATATGTAGTAGTGAAAATATATTTTTGGTTCAATTTTTTCATATTAGGAAAAATTGAAAATGATAAATAACTGACTATTATTAAATGATTTGATATTATCTTTCACCACTAAATATTGTGTGAACCAAAACCACAAACATTCACAAGATGTCCACTCCTACTTCCACCCAACAATCTTCATACAGATCATACAGATCAATTGCAGAACAAAATAAATACGGCAATACTAGCCAATATGGAAAAGATGGCAAACCTACATTCAGTCTGAATGAAATGTTGGATCACCAAAATGGCATTACTTGGACTGATATGAATGATATGATGCCGTTGATTATCCTTTCATTCAAACAGAAAAAGGATGTGAGAGTGTTTGCAATTTATTATGGAGTGATGTATGCTCCAATCAGTATCATTTATAACAAGAACAGAGATTTTGACGGAAAACGATGTATTATCACTGATCGCAACAAAAATGATTGGGTGTACTCATTTTTCACAGGGTCAATCAAGCCATATTTACAAAAAGAATCACAAAATGACACACAGACATCATCAAATGGAAAGGAAATTAAGGGAAAGATTAATAGACTTGTAATGATCTCCCCAAATAAGTGTATGTTGTGTGACAACAAAGATGAAGAATGTAAAATGTATCGTATTGGTCGTCTTTATGGATGGATTTATTGTTCGCAATGTGAAAAAGACAATACCATTAACAAAGAGATTGTCCAATATTTTAAGAATGAGAACATGATTCCTATGGAATGGATTTTCAGAAAGAAGAAAGACAATACCAAAAAAGAAACCAAAACAGAAACAGAGACTAAATCAGACAAGGTTGAGGATGAGAAGGATGAGGAAGAGGAATATAATTCATCGAAGAGAATAATCAAGTTTTACAGAGAGTCAAAACAAAAAATCGTAGATGGTTATCTCACACAGTTTACTGAATTTGGAAATGCAATTGAAATGAAGAAGAAGAAGGATGAATCTGAATCTGATGAACTCATGTTAACTCTTGTATTTAAGGATAACAATGAAGAATATGAGAAATCTGTTTCACTCAGGAACATCTTCTATTACAATCCAGATCTCTATAAGGAAATCAAGAACTGTGACAACTTATTGAATTATTTTGTGGTCAGTTACAATGACATTTCGGACAAGGCCAAGGAAATGCTTGAAAAAGAATATGAACTTTCTCAAAAGTCAACTGATGGAAAGTTCACATGGTAATATATTTTTTATTCAAACGAAAAGTTGAATTATATAATGAGTATGACAATAAGATTAATTAATGTAAACATAAAATTACAAAGATGGATGATTATGAACAGAATAATGTTATCAAAGATTCAATGCTAGCATTTAATACTACTATTGGGACGATTTCAATATTTGCAGAATTAATTATGGGTATTACAGAATTAACAATAGCAATCATATATCATGAATATTTTGGACAATGTCAATCATTATGGGAATTGATACTTACATCAGGAATAATTAATATATTGTTATTCTCAACTATAGGGTATGATTTTTATCAAATGTTTTGGAATAACAATAATAACCAAATAAATCATTTCGGAATCTTATTATGTAATATCATATTATTTGTTCCAAATAGTTGGGCAGTATACATATACAATAATATTACAGATCAATGTAAAAATTACTGGACACATAATGCCAATGAAATATGGATATTATTAATGATCCATTATTATTTGTTTTGGTCAATTATCAGTTTTATGTCATTATTATTTGTTGGATGTTGTGGTTATTGTATGACTAGATGTTGTGATAATAATCGTCCAAAAATAGTGGCTATTTGATATTTATTTATAAAAAATTGAAATTTTAACTTTGGATATCTCTCTAAAGAAGAGATTTAAAATTATCATAACAGACTTTTAGTTATAAATCTTCCACATTTTCAAAATGGCTTCTAAGTTTACTTCTGATGTTAAATATGGTGGTGGTATGCCTATTGCAGAATGGGTTAGAAAGTTTGCTACAACAGTGGCATTGTTCATTGAAGGCTCTAAAATAAAGTGTATTGATGCTAGTGGTGTGAAGAGAATTCTTCCAATGAATTCAGTGGCTATTCTCTTTGCAGATTGCAAGATTGTTCATCAAGGCAAGAAAGCAAATTATGAGAATGGCGGAAATTCAATTATTTCGAAGCCTATTTGTTTTGTTGATTTGGAGAGTGTTTTCATTGATAGCATGACCGGTGCAAATGGAAAGCTTTTAAAGGATCATCAAGACTGTTTCATCATGCCAATTGGGCAATACAATGGATCAAAGGATCTTTGGGTTATGATTTCAGAACTCTCAGCTCAATTTGTATCTCAAAAGAGAGGCAATTTGCAACATGATGATTCCCACATTGCAAATGCAATGTGTACTGCACTTGCCTCATTGTGTTTCCATCTTTCATTGGAGATTTCATTCAATGGGGACAAGATGAATGAAGACAGGATTCTCTTTTTGGTTGAGGCAATTCAAGCAATGGCAAATACTTTATCTGAAGTAGCCAAAATGTCTAAGAAGATTGAGAATATTTGCAGGATTTTGCCATACACTGCCAACACCACTGACACATTGCAATCAACACTGATGTCATTCATCTTTTCTGAAGAGCCATGTTCTGCAATTCGTGTTAAGCATATTGGAGCATCGATCTTCAGATATTTCACAAACACAACGGAAAAGTTTGGTTCATCTTACATCAATACCCATCCTACTGGATTGATTGCATTGATTTTGGTGGCTCCAATGATTTCACAAATGATTGGAACAATTTCAGATCAAGATGAATCAAAAATGGAAAAAACACAAATAGTGAACAATATCATCAAGGCAATCAATGAGGCCTCAATGAACATTATCACACAATTCAAGAAGACAGATTTCGAGAAGATTTCACAAAAGGGATTGTCAGAAACAAAGGAATTATACAGAAATAAGGTTACTGATAGAAATCCCTATAATGTGAATCATCTTCAAAACAAAATGATTTTGACATTATTTGCCACTGTGGCCGAAAAGTATTCTGTAAAGACAATTGTTCCTAAAGAATTGATCACAAAGATTTATGATGTTGTATTGAGTGGTGAAATCGATATTCCTACTGCTCTTGAGATGAACAAGGAGCCTGATTTTATTGATATGTCTAATGTTCCCTATCTAAAACCGAATGATGATACAAAAATCAAGAATTTCCCAGTCATCACAAAGATTGAGGAATCATCATCTGACAATATTCAGTCAGTTACGTATTTTCCAAGTGATCCACTTCAATGGTCATCAGTCTATCTAAGACCAGGGGGTTATAAGATCAGAGCTACTCCGCTTGGAAATGCAGAGTTCAAAGATGGTGATACAAATGGACAAAGAGATGTTGCAAATTTCAGAGTGACATATGGTAATGTCATTTTGAATGGAAAGGATAGTTTTTCAGCATCTCAAATGCAATATTCAGAATCTTCAAGACGATACAGATATTTGAACAAAGGATTCAAACCAAGTGAAGAATTCGAACTGAAATCTGATAATGGCTATTTCGTCTTGATTCAAAATGAAAGAGAGATCTATCGTTTTGTCCACAGTTATGGACACCCAGAACAAATTCTCTTTTCATTCAAGTATTGTATGATTTGTATCGAAAAAGTCAGTCTTTTGCAAATTAAAGAACAAAAACATAGTGAGGTCAAGGATGAAAGTTCCAAGGATGAAAGTTCCAAGCCTAAACTTTTTGCTCCTGTCACAACTCTCAGCATGGCTCTTTCAGAGCTTTCACTTGGAAATACTGAGACAAAGACAGAATCAACTAATGATGATTGGCAAGGAACTGAAAAAGATGATGGTCAAGATGGTCAAGGAGAGTTCATTTTGGTGACAGATCGCAAGAAAATGAGACGAACAGATTTTGGCAAGAGAACCAGAGGAAATTCAAACAACAACAGATTCAGAAAGTATTAATCTGTTGATGAATTAATGTAATATTTATTTATTCTGATAAGATGTGAATCCAAAAAATTTCATAATAAAGTTTGATGAATCATTTTTATCATTATTAGTTGAATTATTTTTATCATTATTAGTAGTGTGATGATTAGGATCAGAGATAGATTTGTCTTTATTTATGTCTTTTAAGTCGATCAAGTCAATTAATAAATCATAATTGTGTTTTTGAATATAATCACATGCAGAATCATCATTCAAATTATTTTTCATAATGGCCAATTCACTTTTCAGTTTGAAACAATTGTCATTTGGAATAGAATCAATAATATTACTAATAGAAGTATCTAGATTATGTGTTAGTTTGATTAATTTATCAGAAATATTTGGATCCAAAAAATCATATTTAATAAATAATTTGACTAGCAATATTAATAATTCATATTTGTTGTCAAGATTTTTCATTTTGTCATATATTTCATCAATAATGTCTTCTTTAATATCTTCATTAATATTTTCTTTATTATCATTATTAATTATTTTTTGTTTTTTAGAAATGTCTTTTTGTGTAAATTGTAAGTTGTATCTGTATATGTTATTAGACTCTAATAATTTGAACCATTCAGGAGGCTCAATTTTAATATTAGTATCTACTTTATGATAAACCAGATTTCCATTAAATGAAACAAGATCACCAGAATTAATACTAATTGTATTGATTTTACCATCATCATTAATATTGTAATAACTAAATAATGCAGAATGTCCAAGACTTATAGTAATATTATTTGATGACCATTCATCATAATGCCAATCCATTAATAATTTATCTCTTTTTCTCTTTTTGAGTTTCCATTTATTATTGTCATAAGTTGAATCTACAGGATATCTGACACACAATATATCAGAATATTCAAAATCAAGTCTGTTAATAATATTAGTATTTTTGTTTTTGCGTAATGAAGTAAGATGACTATTGATAATTGTGGATATATTATGAATAATTTTGCTATCAATGTTAAGATTAGGATCCAAATTAATTGTGAAACCATCTTCAAAAGACTTACCAATTTTCATGGCAATTTTGGATGATTCGACAAGATATGAATGTAATGATATTTGTTGTTGTGTATTGAGGAAATTTCTGATTAATAGGATATCATTATTAGAATCATATACATAATCTATTTTCATTTTGGATGAATTATTATTATTTGTAATATGGACATATAGATAAGTGATATCACTTATCTATATGTCCATATTACAAATAATAATAATTCATCCAAAATGAAAATAGATTA